GCAGTTGCTATATATAACTATTTAGGTTCTTATATTTTCTTTATAAATTCCATTTAATATTAATAATTCCGTTAGTATCAATATAAACTTTATCTATTACCATTTTAAGCATTGCATTATTCCATTGTTCTACTGGTACACCTATAATATTTTCTACATCTTTTTTAAAGCTACTTTGTTTAACTGGTAAGTTATTTATTTTATCTTCTATAATTTCTTTATTCTTAATGTGTGTATCTAATAATTTACTAATACTTTCATTTTGTAACTTAAATTGTGTAATTGTTAATGCTCCAGCATTATATAGTTCCATTAAATTATTGGTTTTCTTCATCTGTTCATCTATACCCTTATTAATCGCCTTCAATTCTCCCTCTAGGCTTGATTTAATATCATTGTTAGTATTTATATTAATAATATCAAAATTACGCTCTATGATTGAATTTAACTCACCTTTGATATGCTCTATTAGAAAATCTTCATCTATCCTATTACTACTATGACCAACGGCAACACCCACTTTTTCATATGCTGAACAATTATAATGTAATTTCTTTCCCTTCTTTCTTCTGATAGTCATACTTGAACCACAGTTATTACAAGTTAATAAATTACTGAATAAACTTGCATTAGATGCTCTTTCAATTCCTTTAATACTATATCTATGTTTTTTTGCTTTTTCTGAATTAATTGTAAATAATTTATTTGCTTCTATGAAGGTTTCATAATCAATAATTGCATCATGGTTATTATAATGTTTAATCCAGTTCTCTGGCTCAATCTGGTTCATTTTTGATATAGTTACATCAATAGTTTCTGATTTACCTTGTATAAGTGTACCGGTATAAACTTCATTTAATATAATATTTTTTATTGTGTTACCTCTAATGATACCACCATTTTTACCCTTTATACCTTCAGATGTTAAAATATTACCTATTTTATTAGTGCCGTTACCTTGTAAATATAGTTTAAAAATTCTTTTTATTATTGGTGCTTCGAGTTCATTTATAACAAAATTCTTTTTGTTAATATCATAATCATAACCAAATGGAGCAATACAGTTGTATATTTTTCCAGTTTCTTTAAAATGGTTAAAAACTGTCTTTATTCTCTTACTTGTGTTTTGGCTCTCTTGTTCTGCTATCCATGAGAATAAACCAAACTTTGTTATATCTTCTTTACTATCTAAATTATCTTCTATGAATATTATTCTTATATTATTCTCTCTTAATTCTTTAATTGCTCCTAAAGTTTCCACCATATTTCTTCCGAAACGTGAATAAGATTTTGCAAGTAATATATCATATCTTTTATTTTTACCATCTTCAATTAATTCTTTCCATTCAGTTCTATATTTCCCTTTCGTACCACTTATTCCATCATCAATATAAGATTTATATAAAATACAATTATTCTTTTCAATCCAACTCTTAAAAATATCTTCCTGGTTTCCGATACTTGTTTTTTGACTTTCATAATCTGTTGAAGTTCTCGAAAATGTTGCTACTTTTAACATTAATTTCATTCCTCCTTTTGTAAAAAAATAATCTAGCATAAATATATTTTACGCTAGATTTACAACTTTTTGAAGTATTTCATTTATGTTATTATTGGAAAATTCATCTATAAAGGTATAAACTTTTCTACCTCTCTTTTTTAAAGTAATTTTTAATTTTTCATCTTCATATATTACTTTATCATCTCCAGGTTTTAAAGATTTTTTTAAATCATCTAGTTTGTCCACCTTTATAAAATCATAAATATTTATCATTTCCTTCACTCCATGTATTAAAGCCACCAATTAAAAAATTGGCTCTTTGGTTGGAGTAACCAAAAGATTTTACACCCCCCTTTATACTATGAATTATAATTATAAAATATCTCTTAATATTTATATTTTATAATTAAGATTTGAATAAGTTCATTCATGAAAATATGTAATTTATACCTTTTGTATTTATATTAAATAATTAATATTAAATATTTTTGATAGTCAAGACTTTGACTTTCCAAAACTGCTATAATAAAATATCAATTTTATTTTATCTAATAACTATATAAAGCAAAAAATGGAGCATACACAAAATATTTTTAATTCTGCATATGCTCCATAATTATAATAATCTATTAATATTACTTTCTTTATCTTCTAAAGTTCCCCATGCTCCTATAAAAATTTCTTTATGCTGGGGTAAATTACAAATCATTGTTAACATTAATTTATAAAACTTTAAAACTGGTATACCTACACCATAGACTCCAAATTCTATAGGTTCAAGAATAATATTCATCTGTAATAATTCAACTATATTTCTTATTATTTCTTCTGTGCTTAAATCTTTTACATCTTCTGTTATAGAACCAAATTTACTTTTTATTATTGAACTTCTTTTCATACAATCACTATCTTTTAATTTTTCATAAGGTACTAAAGGTAACATATTAATTAACTCCTATTCATTTATTATTTTTGATAGTTCTGATACATCAAAATTAAAATTAACTGGTGCTGCATCTTGATTTTTTTCTATTGATTTAATAACATTATTTAACTCTTTTATTAAAGAAATTTTCTGTTTTTGTAAAGTTGTATAAGCTGAAAAAATAGGATTTAAGCCATCATTTAGCCTATCTAACATACCGTTTTTTTCTATATTATCTTTACATACTGATAATAATTTATCACATGAAATTAGTTCAATTAATAGCGGCTCAATTAATTGGTATTGGCTATCGCTTAAACTTCTAATTTCTTTTACATAAGAAGAAATATTTTTATTCATTCTCTTACTTTTCTGTTTTATCTCTTGCACTTGCTCCAAATGTTCAAGTTCCTTTTCTCTTATATAAATTTCACTTGCTGAAAGATGCTTTCTTCTACTTTCACTTAATTCATGTAATGGCTTCCTTGGTCTTCCTCTCATTTGTTTAATTCTCCTTTTTTATATTAAAATGCTATAATTGTGCTATAAATAAAATGTCATCAAACCATTGGTATTACTAGGTTTTCAACCTTTTCAAGTGCTATAAATCAAAAAAACAACTATTTATAACACTTGTTGTAAGAAAGGGTTGGGCTGTTCTGTGGAGTACCTCAAAAAAATTAAATTATTTTCATGGGGGTATACCTTCCAACTTTCTTTTTATCCTTCCGTTACCTTCTCTATTTCATTTCATTTTTTATTTTAAATTTTTCTTTTTTTTCAATCTTATATTTATACTATTGAATTGATTAAAAATTATTTTATTTATTACAACTTAATTTAAACTAATCAAATCTATAAATAATTACTGTCTTATTATCATCAATAGAATTAAGGTCTATTAACTCATGTGTAGAAGTATTTATATTTATATTTATATATTTAAGATTATTAATTAACTGCTCTATTGTTATATGTTCTTTTCTTGTTACATTAAATAAGTTTAATTTTATAATTAAATTATTTATTTCTTCTTCTTTCATTTGTTTATTTATAAACTTATCTTTATTAATATTTAATATCATATTATTTATTTCTATATTATCTTTAATATCTATTCTCATTGTCTATGCTCCTTGTATATGGCTATAAATAATATAGGCTACATAATACCCCTATAAATAAAAGCAGCTATTAAACTGCTCCTGGTATCATATAGCCTATATGTACTATGGGTTTAATTCTAAGTATGTATAATTAAATGCTTGATTTATTAAACCAGCTTCATCTTTAAAATTAGCTGGTGGAATATACATCTTACTAAATCCATTGCTCTCTAAAGCTTTCTTTATTTTCTTTTTCCAGTTATTCAAACCAGTATCACAATATAGATTTAAATATATTACATACTTTGTTATATCTTCTATATTATCTGATGTTGAAAAAGTATCTTCTGAATAGTTATAAACTATACATTCCCTTTCTTCTTCTGGTCTTTGTAGATTGTAAACTGAAATTCCTAAAGCTTCTAAACAATTTATTAACTTATCTTCCATTTTTACCTCCTACTTTAAAACTTTATCTAAAGCTTTTCCAACTTCATCTTCTAATATATTTAATATTGTATCTTTGGCATTATCAGAAGCTTTATCAAACCAACCTACATGATTTTCAACTCTTCCTCTAAATGCTTTTGGTCTACCACCATAATTGTTATAACCCCAATGCTGATACCATAATTGTTTACATTGCTCCCAATTCGTGCTATCTATACCCATTGCACCTTGTAAACCACCGTTTTTATATCTTTTAATTGTACCAATCTTTAAATTATCTCGTCCTTCATATGTATCATGCGGAGCATCTTTTTTGATAATCTCCAACCCTGGTTTCATTGCCTTTCTTAATGAACTAACACCAATTCTATTACCAACTTGCCCTAATTCATCTAGGGTTTTAAATAAATCTTCTAATCCATCTGCTGCAACATAAGCCATTTATTTTGCGTACCTCACTTTTAACTCATAAAATCTACCTTTTTCATCAACATTAATAATAGATGTAATATCATATTTCTTACCATTTAATAAAACTATATCAGTATCTAAAATTTCAAAATTCGGCTTTCTTATAGTAATTAATTTTTCATCAATATAAATTTTTCCTTGTGCTTCTAAATCTTGTTTTCCTTTGTAACTTGTTACTTTTGCTCTACATGATAAAACATCTTTATAAATGTTAATTGGTCTATTATCTTCATCTTTTCCAGGTATAGAACGTTGAATTTTAATTGGTGTTCTTAATTCTCCAGGGTTTAGTTTAAAAGCTGCCATTATAAATTTACCTTCTTCTTTATATTAATTAAAGCCTTAAAAGTACCGTTAATATAGCGGCTTCCGTCCATTGTTTTATTTTCTACCATATCAGATATTAATAATAATGTTGGTGGTACAATAAAGGGTATTTGGTCTAATTCTTCAATAGATAATCCAGTATATTCAATAATATAATTCTTAGCTGCATCAATATATATTTCAAATTCCATTACTTCCAATAGATTTTCTTTATTTATTGGAAATTGAAGATATTGAGAAACTATATCTAAATTAATTTCACTAAATTTCATAATTATCTCCTTAATAACTCTAATCTTTTTCTTTTTATCTCTAAATCAACTGGTATATATAATTCTCTAGCTTCAACCATTGTATTATTGTAAGCTGGTTCTTTATCTAATATTGAAACCTCGAATAATTCCATATCTTCAATAGTTCTTTCTAAGTAATTTCCCACTTGTTTAAAACTATCTTTTAATGCTCTAAATCCAAAACTCATTCCAGTTATTAAACCATCTTTAACCGCATCATATAAACCCTTTTCACTATCTTTTAATGTTGCATATAAATAAACTCCATCTTCCTCGGCTCTCAATTCTACCTTTTCAGCTAATTCAAAATATGGCTTATGGTTATAATAGAATTTAACATTTTCATTAATAGCCTTTTGCCATGTTTCCTTTGGTACTACTTCCCTAAATGCTCCATTCTTTCCTCTAAGTTCTTTACTCACTCCATAATCATTTACTTTACAAACTAAAAGAGAACTATTATCTAGTTCCCTTACTTCTAATTTACTATATTGCTTTTCCATTGTTTTCTCCTTCTCCTGGTGCTGCTGCAATTGGTTTTCCATCTGCATTAATCGCAGTTCCCATATTAGGTATTATTATATTTCCATCTGGGAATAACATAACTTTACCTTGTGATAAATTTAAAAACTCTTCTTTATTATTTAAAATAAATGGGTTTTCATCTAATCTTAAACGACCTTCATTTATTGTTAATAATCCTTTATCAACTGCTAAAGCAATACTTTCTATTCGTGTCTTTTCGTCTGCTCTATCAACCATTTCACAATTAAACCTAAAAATAATATTCTTTTCTTTTTCAGATGATAATAATAATTGGCAAGTTAAAGCATTTTCAATACAACTTACTAATGGAGCAATAGTATATTTTAAATACTCACTATCATTCTTTATATTATATAAATTAAATAATCTTTCAACATCTTCTATAAATGCTTTTTTATTATCTAATGATTGAAATTTAGTTAAATCAATATCTAAAGTTTTATAATCTATTCCTTCCTCTAAGATAATTGTTTTACCAGCATTTGAACCACCAGAATATAAGTTTTTCCAACTTTCTTTCATTCGGTTAATTGTTTGCTCTGTTAATCTTGAAGAACTTTTTAAATAACCAGAGGGCATTGAAATATTATTGATAACACTTTCTAACATTTCATCATGTGCCATTAATAAAGATAATAATTTATCACTATTTAATATCCCCTTATTACCAGTATCAATTATTAAAACCTCATAAGCATTTTTATTTAATACTCTTGTATTTAATGTGAAATGTATGTCTTTTGATACTATAATACCATTATCATTTATTACATCTTGTTCCGTTACTGTCTTAAATTCAATAGGATATAAACCATCTATTTTAGTACCTTTACGCTCTATATAAGAATAGTGTTTACCATATAATAATAAATCCTCAACAATTCTATATTTATAGTTATATGAAGTTTGATAACTATTATTTTCAGTATTTAATAAATATAATCTTACATCATCTTCAATAACAGTATTTTTAAATCTATCTTTTATCATTAGTTCTATTGGTAAAGCTGCAATAGTCCCACAAATCTTTTTCAAGCTTTCTTGTACTACTGGTATTTTTTCAATACTATTTTTATTTATTAAAACTCTATTACTAAAAAGACTTTCAATAGTTGCACTATAATTATAGTTTCTTACTTCTGTATCTTTTGTTTTATTAAAAAAAACCATTTTTAAACTCCTTTATAAAAAAATAAGGAGGGTTAACCCCTCCATTAAATTACTTTGCTGCTTCTCTTGTTGTTGCTTCAATTACTACTGGTGTTTGAACCTTAGTAAAAAAGCCTTCCCAAACCTTATTAAATTTAACTTCTTCGCCTTCTGGTATATAGTTCTTATCTAAAATTGCATCAAAGTTTCCTTTTGCATCTGGTTTAGCTTTACCAGATAATTTTATTAATTGCTCTTCTGTACTATCTGTTTTAGATGCACTTGAAATTTCATCTCTTGATAATATACAATCGTAAATAACTCTTCTAATCGGTTCTTGTAAAGTGGTCATCTCATACATGATTGCAAATGATGCAGCACTATCATTAGCACCAGAAACAAGAACCCCATTAACTAACTTTTTGCCAGTAATTAAACTTTCTATTTCTGGAGTTAAATATGCTAACTCTATTTCTAATTCCATTGATGTTATACTTTTTGAGTAATAATCCATTACATCATCTGAATAAAAAGCATTTTCAGATACTTCATTTGTAGTATTAAATGTTTTTGCTCCCTCTAATTTAACTGGTATTCCATATGTATAATTACCTTGTGCATCTGTACCAGTTATTTGAGCAATGTGAATATTTCTTAAACCTACTATTCTATTAGCCATTAAAAACTTTCTCCTTTGTTATATAAAAATAAAAAAGAGTAAAAAAAATAAGCCTGGTGGCTCTCTTTCTTACTCTTTATGTTTGTATTAGATAATAATTATTTTGTTGCTTTCTTTAATATATAAACTGCTTGTTCATTTACTAATGCCATATCTAAATACGCATCAATCATAACTCCAACTTGTCCAGCCTTAGCATAAACGCTATCAGTTAATGCAGTTACTTGCATATCTTGATTTAATTTAACTCTCATAGCTTCCGCAACATTAGCAAATACAATTACATCAGCTTCTAAAGTTTCAGTAACAACTATTTCTTTACCAAATATTCTGTATTGTGGTTCTTCTCCAACTAATGAAGGTGCTAATTGAACATAGTAATTACCAGTTGCATCTTTTAATAATGATAAAGCTTCAAATGTTGCTAAATTCATATATAATTTTGCTCCAGCAATTAAAGAAGGGTGCATTTTAATTATTAATGATTTAACTGTATCAATTGAAACCACACCAGTTACAACATTCTTAGATTTTAATAAACCAGATGTAAAACTCTTTGCAGTTCCATCAGCCTTAAACATTTGTTTTTCGCAAATTCTTGCATATCCTTTAGCAAGTTCTTTAACTAAAAAATCTACTGTTATTTGTGGAGATGATAAAAGTAATTGCTTAGATACTGGAACACATAAACCAACTCTTTTTGCATCTAGTATAACTTTCTTAAAGTCTGATAAATTAGTATCTGTTAATGTGTCAACTTCTCCTAATATTTCAGCTTCAACATTATTTGTATTAATTAAAAATTCTAGCTTACCAGGTGTATTATATCTTGGTGCTTCATTAAATACTGGTGATATTCTTTCTAATTCCTCAACTATTTGTGTTGCAATAGTAGTTGGAATTGATGCCCCATTAGTTTCAGTTGTCATAACTCTTAATTCTTCTGCATAATCTCTAGTTTCTATTTGTTTCTTATCCATAATAATTTCCCCTTTATCTCTTGTTTCTAATTTTTCAATAGTTGCATTTAATGCAGCTAATTCTTTTTCATGTGCTTCATAAGCTTCAACATCTAAACTTCTTGTTTCTGCTTCTGCTTGGTCTAACATTTTAGCCATTTCAGCAACTAATAAATCTTTCTTTTCTAGTAACTTCTTCATAAGTTTCTCCTTTGTAATTCTTAAAATTTTGTATAAAAAAAAGAGTTATAAAGCTTTTGTTGCTCCATAACTCTTAATTAATTTTCTATAAATAATTCTTGTGTATCTAGTTCTAAAATATAGATACATCTTTCTAATAATTCTTTTGAGTATCTACCACCATTTACAAATCTATCAAGCGTTCTTATTGATACACCTAAATCACATGATGCCATACCTTTAATTGATGTGATTGGTTGTTTATTACCTGGATATATATACGGTTTATACTTTTCTATCATTTTACTTTTGATGTATTTAGTATTTAATTTAATCATAATTAACTCCCTTCAATTTATTTATTATTGTTTAAGTCTTTAAATGACTTTTATTCTAGTAAAAAAAATAGAAGCATTTCTGCTTCTAATAAAACCTATCTTCTCCAGAAGATAACAAAGAAATAATTTTATTACCCATTCTAGGGTTTAACTATCCTTATCTTTTTAATGCTGCCTTAGTTGTTGGAGGTGATTATTATGAGAAATGGAAAAATGATAAATCATAATAAAGCAGCATTAAAAAAATACCTGGCATTGAGCGAAGAATTTAATGTTGAGGCATAAAAAACCCAACGCCAGGAATGGAGGAATTTTTTTGTAAAGCCATAGCCTTACAAGTTTATTGAGTAATGTCGATATGTAATTAACAAAAAATATTAGAAATTAGAGGTGTAGAACAATTTTAAGTTAATAATTTTTCTTACATTTAACTTCAATAAAGAACTAAGCAATAGTCGTTAAAAGGCTATTGCTTATATTATATAATATACATATGTTAGCTAATATATAGCCAAATTTGAACTTCTATTTAAAGCATTTTGAGTATATAATTCGTGGTCTTTAATAACGACCTCGAAATTTGAGTTGTTTTTTTAATCTAAAATATCAACCCTAAATCAAATTCATCAATATTTTTATTAATTAATTCATTAACTTTCTTTAATTCCATTTCGTGAATTTCAGCCATTGCCTTTAATTGTTCATCTGATTTTATTATTGCCCTCATAGCAAAATATTCATCAATTAACTTATCCATTACTTGCCATTTAATTTCGTTTGTATTATCCATCATTGAAACTAATTTTGTATAACCTCTTTCTGATAATAAGAATATATTATTAGATTTTGATATTTGCATATTAGTAAAATCTAGTTCTAATAATTGTTGGTCATTAGATGACTGACTATTTTTTAAATCAATAAGGTCGTTTTGAGTAAGTCTAGTAATATTTCTATTAATTAACTTATTAATATCTGGAGTGGTTACCCCATGTATTTCCGCTATTGTCTTTGCTAACATAACTTTTTGATTTTCACCAAATCCACCTTCAATAACTGGTATATTAAAACCTAAATTATTAAACATCTAACCCATAAAAGGCTTTCGCCTTTTAATGGGGGTGGTTGGAACTCGTTCCAATCCACCAATATTATTATGATATAAATAAAGTGTGACAAAACTGTTTGTTTAATATAATTAATACCAAACCTACAGTTTTGTCACACTTTGAATAATTAAATATTTACTTTATTAATTGTATCAACTCTAGTTAACTTTTTATTTATTCTAATTCTTCCATCAATTACATCATATCCAGAATTAATTATTATTGGTTTTATGCTTGTCCATTTTAAAATTCTTGTATTCTCATTATAAATATTTAAATCCTTACATAAATCTTTTTTATCTTTGGTTGTTAATGGAGTATCTAAATATTTTTCTGGTACTACTACTTTAATATCATCAATCATATTATTAGATTTTAATAATAATGCTTTAATATCTTTTCTTACTCTGCTTCTAGCTTGTATTTGTGTATCTGCATCGGTTGAATTAACTATTACTAATTCTATATTTTCATCTTTTATATTAATTCCAGTTTCATATGAGCCATTTATAATTAATACATCAATACCATCTGGAATAATGCCAGTTGTTAAAACACTTTCCCTTACTGCCTTTTGTTCTTCATTCATTGGATATTCTTTATTATTCATGCTCCATAATGCAATAGATTTTAAATTACATTCATTCGCTATATTAACCATATCTAAAGCGGTTGTAATTCTATCAGTATAAATTAAAGCCTTTTGCCCTAATTTGAAACCATTAAATGCCTTTAAATGATAACCTAAATTTTTATAATTACTATATCTATATGTAAAATCTTCATTTAATCTTTTAATATCTTTTTCATTAGATAAATTAATTACATTCCATTCTGAATTAAAAGCGTGTGTTGATGTATCATTTTCAGATAATAAAAAGTCCATTTCTTTTTTTACTCTGTTATGTGTTGCAGTAAATCCAATTACATTAGATATTTTATTTTTTGCTCTATATTCTAAATCTTCAATAACTATTTTATAATTATCATTCTCTTTAAACTTATCATAATATTTATATAAATTATGTATTTCATCACATATTATAGTTTCTATATCTTTATATTCTGATTTATTCATTTCATAGAACCATTTTGCATATGTCATAACAATACAATTATATTTATCAATATCAAAAGTTGCTTTATTTAAATCTAATTCAGTACCTTTTACTTTTTCTTTAATTTCATCATCTTTTAAAATCATTTCTTTTAAATTTGATGTATCACATAAATAAACACTTTTCTTTTTGGTATCTAATAATGTGTTAAATATATAATAAGTCTTACCACTTCCAGCAGGTGCAACTATTAAATTAATCTTTCCTTTGTGTAATATTATTCCCTTGTTTTTTATAATTTCATTTACAGTTAATTTTTTCATCATAATATTATCTTCCTCCAGTTTTATTAAATTCTTTTATTAAAAATCTTATAAATTCTGATATTTTCATTTCATTTTCAAATGCTAAATCTTCTAATAATTCTTTTTCTTCCTTAGTTGTATTAAATCTTACTTGCACATCTCTTTTAATTTTATTATTCATAATTAACCCCTTATCTTTTGTATCAAATTATTCTTTATATTTATATTATATAAACTGTATTTTCATTAGTTCACTCTGGAGCATAAAGAAATATAAAAAAAAATACACCAGTTAAAAAAACTGATGCAAATATATATAAAATAAAATTCTAGTTTTATTTCACGATATCATATACTTTAAACAATAAAAAAGTACATAGATTAATTTCAAATGCAAAATAAAAATATATTTATTAAAATAAATATTCAATTATAATCTATTATTCCAAGCTTCACTATTTTCGTACATATAACTTTAAAAAGAAAAATGCCATCAAAATTGATGACATTTTTTGTTTTCTTATTATATTAATTTATCTCTATAAACAGCTCTATCAATTAAACAAAGTAATTTCTTAAATTCTAATGTATTGTTATCATTATAAAGTTTTTCTACTAATTTAACTACATTTGGATAGTTATTTCTAATATATTCTTCTGATAAATTTGTAGCTGCTTTAGTTATTTCATCTTTATACTTATTAATTACTTCCTCACTCTTTAATAACTCTTCCATTCTATTATTTAATATATATAAAATAATATATCTTCTTATTACATTTTCATGATTTTTATAGAATCCATTTTCATCCCTATATATTATTAAATATTCCTCAATATTTTTTATATTAATTGAATTATCATATTTTATATTCTCTTTTTCTGCTCCTAAATAATATTTATAATTTACATCATCATTAATTATTCTTTTATATATTCTAGAGTTAGTACCAAACCTTTTAATAACTTCTGATAAAATATCTTTATAATTCAAAGAAACTAAAAATTTATAGAACGGTATTGGTTTATTATACATTTCATCAACTACACCTAAAACACTAATTACATCATAATTATTATCGCCCTCAATAAATACTTTAATTATTTCTGAAACACTGCTAAATACTTTCTTTTCCTTTGTTGAGAATGTCAAACCAACGAAGTTATTTCCTTCATTAAAATCTTTTATGCCTTTAATATCTTCAATATTAACATTCAATAGTTTTGGATTATATTCTTGACTAGCAATCAATTGATACGTATTATGTTTTAAATATTTTAAAAATCTTATAGGTAACCTTTTTATACTTATATCACTTATGGCTTTATAAAAATCCGCAAAATTATTTAATTCAAATGCCTTAATATCTATATAATTACCATTATTAAGATTAATTCTTTTAGTAATTACTTTATCTTTTCCATCATTAGGACGTGTTATAAACCACATTCTAGACTTTAATTCCTCTACTTTATCATGAGATAACGTATCAAAAATAGTAGATAAAATACTTTTTACATTCCTATCAGAAATACTATATCCTAAAAAGACAATAGGATATTCTAAAAATAATGTTAAAATCTTTGAATTTAAATATACTTCTTTTTCAAAAAATCTATCATAGTCTTTTTTGCTTATTACTATACTATTACAGTCACTAACCGAGCCATGTATTTTATATATATCTCCCACACCATCAACTACACTTGTTAATAAAGATGTTTGTCCAACTTTTACTGTATATTCATCTCCAAATATTGTTTCAAGCATTTCATCATAATTAGTTGTTATTATAGCGGCTGGTGTTGTTTTCATTAGTTCTTTTACTTCTTCATTCTTTAATAATTTTTCCTTATTATCCTCCAAATAACCAGAAACAATATCAGCAATTCTTTTTCTGTAATAATAACCTTGAGTCTTTCCTTCTTCTAATTTATCTTCTGATAAAGCATCAAAATATATTTCTTCTAATTTTTCTGCTAATCTCTCTAAATCTATATAATTTTCACCAGTGATAGGATTAGTTAATGTATGTTTTTGCTGATATTTCTTAAAATTAACCTCAGTATCTTTCATACTTTCTTTTAGTAAACCCAACCAATCAGGACTATTTATATATCTTCTTGATAAACCAGAACCTACAAAAAATATAGGTGATATTTCTAATGCTTTTAATTTTTCCTTAACTTCTGTAAACACTTTTATACCCTCCATTTTATTTACATTATATCACATATATAGTATAAATAAGTATAAAAATACATACTTTTAAAATATATTTATTACTTAAATTTTATTTTTGAATCTGGTTCCTATAGATTAATTTATCCTTTATTGAGACATATCCAAATGCTATAATCAGATTGCGGTTTGGCGTACCTTTTGATATGCCTTTTTTATTTTATTTTTTAATTAAAGTTTTTAATTCTTCTATTACTTTCTCAATTTCTTTACTAATAGAATTAGTATCTTTTCAAATTTAATAATACTGTTGCTCTAACTCCATTAACTCATATAATTTTTTCTAATTTTTCTTTATTCATTTTAATTCCTCCTAAGTAAACCAATTATTTATTACATTGCTTTTGCAAGTATTGATTTTAATATTTCGTTGTTATCTTCTGTTGTTTCTTCTTCAACTGTTTCTGGTTTATCCCATCCTAATAATTTATTTTCTAATGAATTATAGATTTCTTCTAAACCTTCTCTAGCTGGACAATGTTCTACGAATTTAGTTGTTTTAATTGTTCTATTAATAATTTCATCTATTGTTTTTGGCATATCCCAATTATTCTTTATTGTATCTCTAGCATATGCAAATACATCTTTTGCATTTTTAAATTCTGCATATTCAATAGCTTGTTTAACTCTTTCTTCTGTAACTCCAGTTTCTTCTATTAATCTTTCTTCAATTGTTTTAACTTCTGTAAAATGTATTTGTCCATCTACTGGAGCATTGCCGTTACTATCAACCGGCTTAACTTCTTTTACTTCTGGTTTACTAGATACTTTTTTAGTTCTAGTTTTTTTTACATTTTCTGGTCTGTTATTAGTGCTTTCAATTACATCATAGTTAATTGTATAAACGTTGTATGTATTATCAATATTTACTGTTATATATCCAATCTGTTCAAGTTCTTCAATAGTTTTTACTACTGTTGACTTACTAACACAACACATTTCAGAAATGTTGTTCATTGAAGGGTAACAATTTTCGGCTTCGTTAGCCATTCTGATTAGATATGATAATATTGTGAATTGATTAGGTTTTAATTTTAAATTGAATATGTTGTTAGTTTGTTTAAAGTAGTTACTATTGAAACTCATTTTTTATACCCCCTTCGCTTATTATGTATCTATCATACAAGATACATCACTTACCTTCTGTAATTATATTATCATAAAGTGATGTATCTTTCAATACCTTTTTAAAAATAAATAAAAAAAATAGTAACAAGTTTTTTCTACTTGTTACTATTATTAATATATTGAATTATATCTGATAAGTTTTTATTTTCCATTTCCTTCTTTAATAAATCTAATGCTATTTCTAAAACTGCTGATTGTTTCTGTTTATTATCTTCACATACTTTCATTAAGTTATCATAATGTTCAAATGATATTGAAGTGCATATTCTCTTTCTGTTAACAACCGCCATTTTAATTCCTCCTAAATACTTATTTATCTATTACCATTATACCATATAGTGATGTATCTATCAATATAAACTAATATCTATATACCATTATAACAACCACGGCAGTTATTAGTTGTTGTTATATATAGTTATTTATTTTTAGTTTTTTATATTTAGTTCTTTGTTAGCTACTATTTAGTACCTATACGGTATTATGTAGTACCGATAAGGTTTTTAATAGTACCATGATAGGTACTAGATAGTACCGGTATTTTTTATAAAGGTGGTACTACATAGTACCGATTTATAACCTATTTAGGTATATAAAGCAGTTT